ACGATGCCGATGGAGAATATCCCATTTGAAAGCATCAACTCTGTTGGTCAGCAGTGGATTAGAAGGTTTGCATTGGCTCTATCAAAAGAGACTTTAGGTCAAGTTAGAGGCAAGTTTGGAGGGAATGTTCCTATTCCGGGAGATAACGTGTCTCTTAATGCATCCGACCTTCTTTCTCAAGCAGCATCTGAACAACAAGTGCTCAGAGAAGAGTTAAACAAACAACTTGACGAAATGTTGTATGCCAAACTTGCCGAGACAGATAAGGCAATGGTTGATAATATGGACGCAATCGTTCAAAAGGTTCCACTTAAAATATTCGTAGGGTAAAAAATGAAACTATTAATGGAAAATTGGAAAACATTCCTAAATGAACAATTCTTTAAAGGCGATGATGAAGCTCGAGAACAAAGAGGTCACAAGAAGAATCATGAAAAAAATGAATTTCTACCGATAATCTACAAGAAGTTCAATGGACCTTGGAGAAGACCAATACCATACAGAGGAGCAGAGCTTGTTACAATCTACAGAGGCGTGCCTTCCCACCTAGAAAACCCAGAAATAAGAGCTGGTGATTGGGTTGCACTCTATAGAGGGTATGCTAGTGAACATGGCACTGGTGAAACTGGTTCGAGCGTGATAATATCTAAAATGGTGCCGGCTGTAGATGTTGTGTGGGCAGGAACAGATGAGAACGAATGGTTCTATGCTCCACATGGAACAATAGAAGATGCAATAGACGAGGAATAATAATGTCAAAATGGGAAAGACCAACACAACCTCCATCTCCATTATTTTTGGGAGAAAAAGAAAAGAACCTTGTTAAACAAATTAACGATGAGATCATCGAAAGAGTTGTCGGACAGCAAGTATTGTACTTCCCTATTGACGTTGAAAGCACAAACTACCATTCATTGTATGGAGAGGCGATTGAAAAAACATTTCTTCATCCAATAAGAGTATTTGCATTAGTAACATACAACGGCGTAGAAACAGCAGACTTGGAAAACATGGCTTTAGATAAAAGCACAAAGGTTACGGTCAACTTTCATAAGCGTAGACTTATCGAAGATCAAAACTTATTTGTTCGAGAAGGTGACTTCATAAGGTTTGGACCTATCTACTATGAGATAGTTAAGCTAAATGAGCCTAAACTTCTATTTGGACAACCAGAAACAAGGTTTGAGATTTCAGCTGAATGTATAAGAGCTAGGGACGGATTGTTTAATGCAGAATGATAATGTACCATCAACCCCTTCTACGTTGGAAAACATCGACACGGCTGTGTTTAAGTTTGTTGATGAGGATTTAAATCCTCAAGCAACAACAAACAAGGGTAGAGAAAAGGTCAAGATACTATGGTTAGGTTCTGAGAGAGCATATCAAATCAAGAACAACAAAGAACTAAGAGACGGCGTTGGAAAACTTAAGCTTCCAATAATAACTGTATCCAGAACATCTGTTTCCAAAGATGAATCTTTCAATGGCTCTTTTCAAGCGGCGTATTCTTTAAGCAAAGAAAACGGAAGAGATTACATTGCAGTTAAGACGGTCATAAAACAAGATAAGACTCAGAACTTTCAAAATGCAGAGCACCATAGAACAACCAATGGTGGCAACGATGGTGTGGTAAGCTCTAAGAAAGTTGTCTATGAGACTCACTATATGCCTAAACCAATTTATTTGACGTGTAACTTTGAAATCAACATAAGAACAGAATATCAGCAGCAAATGAACGATATTCTCTCAACGTTTATACCTGATAATAAGAACTACATCATCATTGAGAATGAAGGGTATCAGTACGAAGCTTTTATTCAAAATGATTACTCAATAAGTGTTCCAACAAATTTAGGACAAGAAGAAAGAGTCTTTACTTCAAAAGTTCAAATAAAAGTTTTAGGATATATCACAAACGGCTCAAAAGATGACCAACCGTTCATTCAAAAGAAAGAGTCAATTGTTGATGTAAAGATATCTAGAGAAAGAGCAATTGTTGGAGATCCAAAGCCGTGGAGCTCGACAGGTGAGAAATTTAGAGATTTATGACTTTGGGCTTTTATTTAACTATTTACTAGGAAAATAACATTTTTAATAGGAGAAATTTAATGCCTACCAAGTTTGACTTTGTGTCTCCCGGAATTGAATTACGCGAGATCGACCAATCACAAGTGGCCCCAGTACCTGAAGCAGATGGTTTGCTTCTTATCGGTAGATCCAGAAAAGGCCCAGCAATGAAACCAGTAAAGGTTAACAGTCTTCAAGATTATATCGAAGTTTTTGGGACACCAATGGACGGTGTTAAAGCATCCGACCCATGGCGACAAGGAAACACAAGCGCCGCATCTTACGCAGGATATGCTGCTCAAGCATATTTGGCCTCAGGTGTTGGACCAGTTAAGTTTATTCGTTTGGGTGGACTTTCTGGAGGAACATCAAAAGAAGCAGGTTGGGGTATTTCTCAAACTACTATTTCAACAGGCATGACAGCAGCTGATTATACAGGTTCATTGGGCTTGTTTATTGCTCCTTCTGGTGCAGCCTCTCCTATTACCGGAACTCTTGCAGCAGTATTCTACAGCAATGGTAATCAGTTTGGCCTTAGCGGCAAGGCTTTCTCCGACGGATCTACAGATATTACCGCTAAAGCTAGTACATTTGTTATTGGAGCTGGTGGGCAGTTCACAATGAACGTTTCAAACTCTGCTGGTGTTCAAGACTATGCTTTTGACTTCAACAAGAATAGCGTAAACTATATCCGTAACGTATTTAATACAGACACAACTCAATATGATGCAGCTAACGAGTCTTATTTCTTAGGTGAAACTTTTGAAGCTCAAGTTAATGACTTGGGCGGAACTGACTTGATTGGTTTTGTTGCGGCCTTGGGCGGAGATGCTTTAGCTTCATCTAGCGAATGGGTTACTTTCGAAAGTGAACTCACAGCCTCTAAAACTGGATGGTTTGTTGGTGCAAAACCTTCTTCTAAAAAGTTGTTTAGAATTGCCGCTATTGATGACGGTGCACAGTTTCAAAGAGAATACTATGTTGTTGTTAAAGATCTAAGCGAAGCTAGCGTTTCTAAAAAGAATGCAACATTTACTATCGAAGTTCGTAAATATGGACAAGCTGGTTATGTTGAGAAGTTTGCAAACTTAACTCTTAACCCAGACTCTCCTAACTTTATTTCAAAGAAAATTGGTGACTTCCATCAATATTGGGCAGAAGGAACTGGTGGCAACTCTGGTAAGTTTGTTGTTGATGTTAAAAAAATGAATCCAAACAACTCAAACCTTATTCGCATTGAGTTGGCGGAGAACTCAACATTGTCTCCATCTGACTTGCCTGTTGGTTTTGTTGGACCTCTTAAGAAAGATGATATTAACTTCGATGATGCGACATCTGATGTAAATAAATTGTGGGTATATGGTTCATCTTCTGTTCCTGCTGGTAACACAGCCGGCTTGTTTGTAGATGAGTCTCTAGCTGGTATTTCTTACAAGTTCACTCACCCAACTCACTTGTTGACAGATACAGGTTCTTACTTGGGATCTCGTGACTATCCTGCTGGTGAAGTATTTGGTCTTCGCTGGAAAGAACTAAACGGTACCGATGAAACTATCGGAGACATTGGTTTGTTGAGAAGTAGTGACGCTTTCAAAATGCACTTAGATGAAACCGCAGCTGTAACTGATGCTTCTTACTTCTTTACATTGGAGCAAATGCAGTCCTCTTCTACTTCTGCAACTTCATTCTATTTTGATGGCGACGAAACCACATCAAATATTGATGGCGGAAGCATCTCAGACATTATCGCAAAAGGAATTAAGCAGTTTGCAGCTCCTTTCTTCGGCGGTTTCGACGGAGTGAACCAACTTCTAGAGAACCCATTCAACGAAGCAAGACTTGCTGCCGATGACTATGAGAGACACTCTATGTTCCAAGCTTTGGAAATGATTGAAGACCGTGATATTATTCGTTACGACCTTGTTTCTATTCCGGGAGTTACAAACCAACGCATTATTGGAGATCTATTGCGTCAAACTGAAGAGCGTGGCGATGCATTGGCAATCATTGACCTTGAAGGTATCTATCAGTCAACTGCTGATAATGGTGCAGCTGAACCATCAGAGTTGAGCATCAATGACACCATCACTACCATTAACACAATGGCCTTGAACACTTCTTATGGTGCTACATACTATCCAAATGTGCGCCTTAAGGACACTTTAAACAGCAATGGCTCTGTTCTATTGGCTCCTCCTTCAGTAGCTGCTATTGGAGCTATTGCGAAGTCTGAGGGCGACTCTCAACCTTGGTTTGCACCGGCTGGTTTCAACCGTGGTGGTTTGAATCCTCTTGGTGGAGCAAAAGGACCTGTTGTTCTTGGTTCAGCTGAACACTTGACAAAGTCAGACCGCGATAAACTTTACGAAGTAAACGTTAACCCAATCGCTCGTTTCCCTGCAACTGGTGACACCGTTGTGTTTGGGCAAAAGACTTTGCAACAAGATGCATCTGCTCTTGACCGCATTAACGTTCGTCGCTTGATGAACTACTTGAAGAGAGAAATCGGAGATATCGCTGATACTATCTTGTTCGACCAAAACGTTCAAGCAACTTGGAACCGCTTTAAGACTCGTGCTGAAGCTGTTCTTTCTCAAGTTCGCTCTGACTATGGTATTACAGAATACAAACTTGTTCTTGACGAGACTACAACTACGCCAGACTTGCAAGACAGAAACATTTTGTACGCTAAGGTATTCGTCAAGCCTGCCCGTGCAATCGAGTTCATCGCTGTTGACTTTGTTATCACCCAAAGTGGCGTAGAATTTTAATATAGACTAGTTAAGGATAAATAGGAGATTCATTATTATGTCATTTTGGACCGAAAATATAACAGAACCTAAAAGAAATTTTAGATGGCGAGTTACATTAGGTGGAGCATTTGCTCAGTCATCTAGTGGCGGTGTTGTCTGGTGGGCTAAAACAGTTGGAACACCAACTTATACTGTAACCGAGACTGCTCATCAGTTTTTCGATAATGAGTATTACTTTCCGGGACGTGTTAA